TCTTTATTGAGAAAAGGATACATTTCGATGAAAGCGGTATAATATGATATTCAAACAAAATTATTTTTTCTATTGACAGATACGGTCTTATTATTATATAGTCTAATTAAGAACAAAATAGCGACCGTATCATAAGCGGCGCGTAAGAAAAACATTTAGCAAGGAAAACCCGCGAGAGAAATCACGGGTAATCACTTGCGATAACCCAGCGAGGGTTGACTAGGCATACGTTCTAGTCGGCTCTCGCTTTTTTATTTATGAATATCAGACAGCAGAAATATAAAGAAAATCGTCTTAAAGGAATGAGTGCTTATCGGTCTGCTGTTAATGCTGGCTATGCCCACAATACAGCTATAGCCGCAAATAGAAACATAGAAAAACGCATAAATTTTGATGATCTTATGCGTGCCTATGGTCTTGATGATGATACATTGCTTGAGGTCTTAAAGAAAGGTTGTACGAGGATAGATAAGAACGGTAAGCCTGATATGGTAGCTAAGTGTTTTATTGAGATAGCCTTGAAATTATCTGGAAAGCTTAAAGAAAGGCATGAACATACAGGTAAAGACGGCGCTCCAATACCTACCCCTATCATAAACATATATGGCAATAAAACAACTGATAATCAATACGTACATCCCGCAGAAAGCGTTACAGGTTCTCGAATCGCAGGGCAAGAGGTATAGGGTTCTTTATGGTGGCAGAGGTTCAGGTAAGTCAACAGCCTTTGCGACACAGTTAATCATCAAAGCTCTTTCTAATAAGCGCATTCTCTGTTGCCGCGAGATACAAAACAGCATCAGGGATAGCGTACACAGGCTCCTCACAGACCGCATAAGAGAGATGGGATTGGATGATTACTTTATCATCACTCAAGATTCCATCAAGAGTCGTTACGGTGCGGAGATAATCTTTCGGGGGCTTAAGAACAATATCTCTGAGATCAAGTCCTTAGAGGGCATATCTATTGCCTGGGTGGAAGAAGCTGAAAAGGTCGGTGAAAGCTCTTGGGAGATACTTATCCCTACCATCCGCGAGGAAGACAGCGAGATATGGGTAAGCTTTAATCCTGAAAGTGAAGCTAGCCCTGCTTACAAGCGCTTCGTTACCAATACTCGTGAGGATTACGCCGTAGGGTTCGTAAACTGGCAGGACAATGAGTATTTTCCTGAAGTCCTGCGCAGGGAGATGGAGTACGATAGGAAGGTTGATTACGAGAAATACCTCCACGTTTGGGAAGGGCAGGTAAAGAAATATGGTGAAGCGTGCATCTTCAAAGGAAAGATCATTGTTGAAGAGTTTGAAACGCCGCAAGACGCACAGCTATTCTTTGGCGCCGATTGGGGCTTTAGCAATGACCCTACTGTATTGGGGCGTATGTGGATCAAAGACAATAACCTCTTTATTGACCATGAGTTCTTTGGTCACGGAGTTGAGATAAATGAACTGGAGAGAGCGTTTGATACAGTCCCTGGCAGCCGAAAATGGAAGATTACCGCTGATTCAGAACGTCCCGACACTATTAGTTACATGGCCAGAAGAGGATTTCACATTGTTGGGGCTGAAAAAGGAAAAGGGAGCGTGGAAGACGGAATTCAATTCCTTAGAGGTTTTGAGAAGATTTTTATCCACCCTCGGTGTCGAGGTGCTGTGGATAACTTCTCTAACTATAAATGGAAACAAGATAAGATTACACAAGAAATACTTCCAATCCCTGCTGATGGAAGTGACCACTGGCCGGATTCTGCACGCTACGCTTTGGAGCAATACGTGCGAGCAAAGAACCCAGCCATACGATGGATTGATTAATGGGTCTGATACAAAACATTAAAGAGTATTTCAATCAAGCCGAGCAAAGAACGATGACCGGCAAGCTTCCTTTCGTCCACCTATTCGGGCATGAGAAGACCTATGGCTTAGCCCAGCCATTAGATTATACAACAATCATTAAATATTATAAGTCCTGGGTCTACGCCTGCGCGTGGAAGAATGCGACATCGGTAGCCAAGAACGTCCTTTGTTTATATACTCCGACATTAGACAACAAAAAAGAGGATATGGAGCTTAAGAAAATACAACAGCATCCTTTCCTTGACCTCGTTAAGTCCGCCAATCCATTCCAGAACAGATACGAGATAATGACCATCACCCAGCTATTCCTTGAGCTTACGGGAAACGCTTATTGGTGGATACCACGTAATGCTTTAGGCATACCTTCTATGATTTGGAACCTACCGGCTAACTGGATGCGCATCGTGCCGAGCGCTACCAAATTCATTGAAGGCTATGTCATGCAGGTACCAGGCAAAGGGCAGCTTATTCCTTTCGATGAGAATGAAGTCATTCACTTTAGGTTCCCATCGCCTTTCAGCCAGTTCTACGGTTCAGGTCCGACTATCGCCGCAGAGTTCGGCATCGCGCTCAACGAACAGATGAAGTCATGGGGTATCAACCATTTTCTTAACAACGCCAATCCAGGCGGGGCTTTGGTAACGGAGAACAGCTTGACAGAGGAGCAGTACCAAAGGCTAAGAGACCAATGGAATACAAAGTATAAAGGTGCAAAGAACGCCGGCAAAATGGCTTTCCTTGAAGGAGGGCTTAAGTTCGAGCAGTTCGGGTCTACCATGAGAGACGCCCGCTTTGAGCTGGTAGACAGAGGAGCAAGGGATGAGATCCTTGCCATGTTCGGTGTTCCGGCGTCCAAGCTTGGCTTGGTGGAGGATGTGAATCGGGCTAATGCTGACGCGAATGATTACACCTACAACAAAGAGACCATCCTCCCCAGGCTTACCCTTATCGAAGAAAAGCTCAATGAGAAGCTTATACCTATTTACGATCCGCGCTTAGTATGCAAGTTCGACAATCCCGTACCCGATGACAACGAATTCAGGCTTAAAGAGAAACAGATAAATATATCTTCAGGCGTCACCACCATAGACGAAGAGCGCGCCAAAGAAGGCTTGGAGCCGTTCAACTTACCGGAAACAAGTAAACCGTTAATTCCTTTTAACTTAGTACCCGCAGGAGAAGAGCCTCCTGACACGGGAGGAGGGTTTATCGATGAATCTAAATCAATACAGAAAGATGCAAAGACACCGGAAGACAGGAAGTGGGAAGTTTTTGTTCACGCCACAGCCCCGCAAGAGAAACTGTTCACGGAATCGATGAGAAGGTATTTCGAGAAACAGCATAGCGAGGTCATGCGTAATCTTGCGAGGTATAAGTCGGTAAATAACGTAGTCACCAAAGACCTGAGCGCTTTTATCCTATTCAACATACGCGAAGCCAACGAGACTTTAAAGAATAGGTCTAATATATATATAAGGACATCTTACATCACAGGGCTTACGTTGGGTATGCAGGACACCGGCACACAGATAGATTTCAATCTCTTCGAGCCTAACATCTTCCGTGAGGTCGAAAAACGCCTTGACTACTTTGCGCTTAAGACCAACGAGACCACAGCCAAGCTCATAGGCGATGCTTTGAAGGAAGGCTTGGTCAACGGTGAGTCTATCGACCAAATATCCAAGAGGCTAGATAACATCTACCAATTCCGTGAGAACTTCGGCGCCAAGCGTACCGCCCAGACCGAAATAATCGGCTCTACCAATTCGGGAATGCTTAAGGCTTGGGCGGAGGCAGGGGTCAAGAAGGTCAAGTGGCTTACCGCAAGAGACGAGAAGGTTCGGGAATCGCATTTAATAGAAGGTCAGACGATAGATATGCACCAATCGTTCACGTTAAACAGCGGGACTAAACTTTTATATCCAGGGGACAAAAGCACCGGCGCTCCGGCAGAGGACATTATTAACTGCCGTTGTACGATGGCGCCTATCGTAAGGTAAAGGAGAGGACATGGACAAGATATTTTCTCAAACAGGGCATATTAAGGATTTAGACAAAGACAAGGGAGAGATGACGGCTTATGTGTCTACACGTACAAGAGACCGCAGCGATGAGGTCTTGGAGCCTGATGGCGTAGACCTTAAGAACTACCGCAAGAACCCTGTGGTCTTGTGGGCGCACGACTATACCATGCCTCCTATAGGTAAAGCTATGTGGGTCAGGAAAGACGATGTGGGAGTGCTGGCTAAGTTCAAGTTCGCCTCTACTCCTTTCGCCCAGGAGATAAAGACCTTGTATGAAGAGAAAGTCCTGAATGCTTTCTCCGTAGGATTTGTGCCTAAAGAATCTGAGGACGGTGATGGCGAGAAGAAGCCCCGGCGCACATATAAAAAATGGGAGATGCTTGAATTTTCAGCTGTTCCCGTCCCTGCTAATCCTGACGCCATCTCTTTGGCGATACAAAAAGGCCTTATCAAGACCGATGAGGTAAAGAAGGCTTTGGGCATACTGGAAGAAAAACCTTTACAGGAGTTTAACGATGAAGAAAAAGAACAAGAGTTACAAAAAGTCGTGGAAACATCGACGACGGCAAGCATATCTGTGGGTGGGCAAACCATATCACTTTATGGATTAGAAGATTTGACGGCAGAGAACAAGATATTGACAGAAGCAAAGGAAGCGCTGGAGAAAGAAATCACCACGCTTAAATACCAAATTTACCAATTAATACAGGAAAAACAACCTCCAGAGATAACAGTTCGTAATTTCGAGGCAAGAGCCATTGAAATTATGAATGGAGTTATCAGGAAAGCAACAGGTAAGATCGACTAAAGGAGAAACAATGAGACCAGAAGAATTTGCAAGCCTTAGTAAGGCTGAACAGGATGCGCTTATCGCGCAAGTCCAGAAAACGGATAAAGCCGTTGAAAAGATAGTCCAGGATGAAAAAGGGCAACCTATCTCGATGAAAGACTTCGAGGATAGGATCAAAGGAGTGATGGAGGGATTTATCAAAGGAATGACTTCCGTTGATAGAAAGCACTTCATGTTCCCCGGTATCGGGGATGACAAGCACATGGCTGATGATCTTACCCCTCAAGGCAAATACGGGAAGATGAGAATGTTCCTCAAAGCCCTTGTGGGTAAGAATGTTCAAGTCTTAAACGCCATGCACCAGGAATCCGCTACCAAAGCCAATCTGTCGGAAGGTACAACGACCGCAGGTGGTTTCTTGGTTCCGGAGGAGTTCAAAGCAGAGATCCTTCGCTTACAGCCGATCTATGGCGTTATCCGAAGGGAATGCCGTATCTTACCTATGGCGTTCGACGTAGTCAATATCCCCGCCGCTAATGGCGAGGTAACGGCGCATTGGATCAATGAAGCCGCGGCTGTCCACTCGACAGACCCGACTTTCCGTCAAGTGACCTTAACCATCAACAAATTAGGCTCTATCCCGCAAGTAACAAACGAATTGCTGGCAGATGCCAATGTTGGTATTTTGGATTACTTGGCCATGACCATCGCCGAGCAGTTCTCCAAAGAAGAAGACAACCAGGGTTTCAACGGTACGGGTTCTCCGTTCGTTGGTATCTTGGGAGCGACAGGTGTTCCAGAATCCACTCACGCGGGTGGAGCAATAGCTTTGTCTTATCAAGACATTGTCCGTTGCACAGGCCAGTTATATACCAACGCCTTAAGCAATGCCAAGTTCTACTTCCATCGGACGGTGGTTGCTAATATCCGAGGCCTTATCACGACCGCGGGCGCACCCATCTTCCCGATAACAGCAGACGCCATAGGCCCATATCCTATCGTCCAAAGCGAGATTCTACCGAATAGCGCTTCGGCGACGGCTACGGCTTACGGTGTCTTCGGAGACCTTCGACGCGGGCTTATCATGGGTGAACGTGGTTCTATCGCCATGAAGCTCACCGAAGAAGGAACGGTAGGCGGGAATAACCTGTTTGAGAAGGATATGTCCGCTTTACGTGTAATCGAACGAGTGGCGTTAGGTGTAGCTTTGCCTAGCTCATTCTTAACAATCGCAGGTTAAAAGGGAGGGTTAAAATGAGAAATTACGACGAATGTTTTGAACTGCGACCCTCTCTTATCGGTACGATCGGAGTTATTTCGGCCACTGCGGTCGGGAATCCGGTTGATACGATCGGGTTCAAGGACGCTTTGGCTATTTTGATCGCCGGCTCACTTCAAGGCTCAACAGGAGCAACGGTTAGCTTGGCAATTAAGATACAAGAAAGCGCAAGCGCCACTGGTACCGGCGCCGATTGGACTGATATTACAGATGGGGCGTTCCATAACGGATCGTGGGATTTTGACACGCTCACGTTCGGTGATGAATTAGCCGGAGGCACGACTACCGCGACATGGCTTCCAACAGAAACACAGAAACAGTATGAAAGGCTGGGAGATGGTGTAAGAAAGCGGTATATTCGCGCTCACGCCACTCTTACCGGAACTGTTGGATTAGGGCCGCGTTATACTGTTGCGTTCTTGTTGGGAAGGAATTATGATTCCAGCAATGTTGTTGATGCTGTCGTACAACCGACGGGCAATATTCATTACGCTAAACAGTTATAAAAGAAAGGGTATGAGGGGGGAGTTCTAATTCCCCCCCCTATCTTATGCCTCATAGAAAAGGATTTGAAAAGTTGATCAGGGAGTATCTTCCTTATGGACAGCATTTTGAAGGGATAGAAATAGGGTGTTGGCAAGGTCAGTTTGACAACTATCTTTTAGGTATATTTGAGAATTTAAACCTGATAACGATAGACGCTCATTTTCAATGGGCGGATATTTTAGGGAATAATTTAGACCACTTGAGCAGGCTTTGTATATTACCATTTCCTGCGGATGTGGCTTTTAACCTGATGTGTCCGGTCCAAGCAAGATATGATTTTGTATTCATTGATGGCGACCATTCTTACGAGCAATGCAAAAAGGACATACTTAACTTTTCTCAATTCGTAAGAGAAGGTGGATTGGTGGCTGGGCATAATTATCATAAAGCGCCTAATTCAGCCCATCCAGGGGTATATCAGGCGGTTGATGAAATTTACAAAGACAAAGTCCGTTTAGAAGAAGATTTTATTTGGTATGTTCAAGTGTAAGAACAAAATAATAAAGGAAACCGATGTCACTCATAAGCACCTACGATGTCCGTGTGTGGATGGGAATAAAAGAAGGCGACGAAACACCCAACGCAAAGATAGACCTTCTGATTGACGCCATACAGGACTTTTGTGATGGATACACCAATCGCAAGCTTGAGGCGAAGAGGTACCTCACAGACCCTAATTTCTCATATCTCGACGGTATGGGTAAGCCTTTTATCTACCTGCCACAATATCCCGTGAGCTATGTTTCATCGGCGCATATTGATACCGACAGGGAGTTCGGAAGCGGCACGCTTTTGGCGTCAGATGATATGTATTGGTATCCAGGTACGGGAAAGCTCATGAGCGAGGCAGGGTATTTTTCAAGCGGAAGGCGTAATGTCCTGGTTGACTACACGGCAGGATACGCGCCTATCGTTGGCGGGACGCACAATGCCGCCGTAAGCACCTATCCCATCCCTCAAGACCTAAGGCAGGTCATGATAGAGATGGCGGTCATGTCATTCAAAGAAGGCATGACAGCGGTGCATACGGTCATCACGCAGGAGCAGATAAGGACGCAGAATATGCTTTCTGGAGGAAGTTTCTGGAGGAAGATTTTGGATAAGTACAAAGCTATCGCCGCAGGGCTTGCGGGGAGAGAAGAATAATGCAGGTCTTTTACGTAGAAATAACGGGTGTTGAAAAACTCATAGCCAAGCTCAACGCGGCGACAAGGGAAGATGTTATTAAGAAGTCTTTACAGTCAGGTGGTATTCATTTATCTGGATGGAGTTCCGAGCATAGATTTTTAAAAGATGCGAATTCAAAGTTTGTTCATCCAACTATTCTTAGCGTGCGAACGGATAGGTTAAGAAGCAATATGTTACGTGAAACAGCGGCTAATCAGGTAGAAAAAAGTGGAAATGAATATACTAAAAAGATTGGAACGAATGTTCATTATGGGAAATTCCATGAATTTGGAACACAATATATTAGACCAAGACCTTTCTTGCGACCGGCTCTGGCAGACAAAGCCAACCAGACCGAGGTCTTGACCATATTGCGTGAGAACATCGAGAAGGCTATCGAGGACGCCGGATGATACCGCCTACGATCTGGAATCAGCTCATTGAAACTCTTGAAGAAAGCGGCAAGCTGACATACGTTAAGACGGTCTTTTCAGGGTTCCGTTTCGACATCGAGCCTGAAGGGTTGCCTTGTTTGATGATAGAGCCTACGGGCAACGGTGAGCCTGAAAGACGTATGAACAACATAGACTACCAGTACCTTGACTTGGACATCTACGCCATCTCCGATAACAGCCCGCATAACTTCGAGAAGACTATCGTAGGAGATGAGCTTTACAAAGGTATCTTGGATATTGAGAACGACGTAAGAGGCTGCCTTAAGAACAGCTACACTTTGGGGGACACAGTAACGGACATAAGGATACAGCCCACGATA